ACGGAAAAAACGACAGCGAATTTGAAAGTATTAAATGGGCTTTAAAGGCGCGTTCCACTGATAAAACAAGGCCGGCAATAAATTGCATTAAGATTGACGGAGGATTGCTTATTGCTACCGACGGAGAACGCCTACATTTAACAATGACTGAGCGAGAATTATCCGACGGAGTTTATGAAGTTAAAAGCTGTACAGGAAAAACTATTGTTCTGCAAAGTACTGAAGAGTTTATATACCCAGCGTATGAGCGCGTTTTTCCGAGGGTAAAAATGGAATATGCGGGAGTATTGAACGGGAAAGCATGGCCGTTATTACATCGAGTCTATAAGTATATTGCTAATGATAAAATCAGCTTCAATGAGCAATTTCTACTTGACGCTTGTATGTCTAATTCAAAATTTTACATTGGCGAGCATGATGGTGAAATTAAACCCTTAATACTTTACAATGGTAATGATCGCGCTGCTTTAATTATGCCTATTAAAAACCAGTAGTTAAATTGCCCGGAGGCATTGTATCCGGCAAAGGGGAAAAAATGAAACAGTTAAAATCAACAAAAAAATACCAGCTTATTAGAGATGGTGAGCTATTCAATCGAGTCTATGATTATAAATGGGAAGCGGCCTTCGCCGGAATAGAATTGCAAAAAATGGGATTAATTAAGGATTGGAAAATATATCATGCCGTAGCTAATTGGCTGCGAGTTAAATAAATGGAGGTGCATAAATGGATATTAAAAAAGATGACCAGCCTATGGAAGATATAGGCCGATCGGTTTTTGAGACTCTAAAGGCCAATATTAGGGGAAAACAAGGAATAATCGACATGCACACAGATATCGAAGTTGACCTGCGAGCAGAAATTAGCAGACTGAATAAAATAATAAAAGAAATGGGAGGGAAACAATGCTAAAAAAAATTAATGGTTATTGGTTTGAATTATCTAAAGAGAAAAAGAAAAAGTCATGGCAGGATATAATTGACCTGATTATCGTAATAATGGGACTACCGGCGTACTTTGCGATAATTTACATACTATTTTTGAGGTGATAAAATGATAACAAAAATAAATAAACCTTGTGTTAATTGCGGAGCAGACAAACCATCTGATTTTAAAGAATATGATGGAATGTTAGGATATGAAGCGATAATCTGTAAAAAATGCGGCTGGTTATATGATGAAAGTGGAGCATATCCCCCGGAAGAGGTGAACAATGGATAAACTCATAATACTAATAATAATTATTGCCGTGGTGGTATTGTTCAAGAGATAATATAACATAAAAAGCCCAACGTTGGGCAAGGGGGGGGGACATGAATAAAGCTCGTAATTTACGGGAGTCGCTGGAAGAAAAACAGGCAGAGTTAGAAAGACTAAAAGACGAAAGAGAAGGCATCGAAGAAAGAATTGACGATCTGCAAGATGTTATTTCCCGGCTTGAGGCGGAGTTGGAACTTTATCAATAAAAAGTAAAATAAAAGTTGCATTTAATTTTAATTAGTGTATGATGTTTTTAACGGAGTGAGACCCGATGGGAAAAAACCAAAATCAATTTAATAAAGTCACGTATTTAAGCCCCTTGTTGCCGTATCTCCCGATATGGGTCTCACCTTCAAGGGGCTTTTTACGTGGCGAATGAGATAAGATGCACCGTGGTTATATAAAAGTATGGCGTAAAATTGCCGATGCAGATTGGTTAAAGAACCATAAACTATGTGCATTTTGGTTGTGGTGTCTTATAAAAGCAAGCCACAAAGAATATGATTTAATAGTGGGATCACAACAAGTTCATTTGCTTCCGGGAGAATTTGTGTTTGGATTAAAATCCGCATCTAAGGAATTAAAGATGTCAATTCAGTCAATACGTACTTTGCTCAACTTTTTAAAAACAAGTTCAAATTTAACACTCAAAACAACAAACAAATTTTCTATTATTTCAATAGTAAATTGGAACACTTACCAGATACAAGAAAATGAAATCAACACACAGATCAACAAACAACTAACAAACAAACAACAAACAACTAACAACAAACAAGAATGTAAAGAATTAAAGAATGTAAAGAATAATACATACACGAGTGAATTTTTATTATTTTATAATTCCTATCCGAAGAAAAAAGCAAAAGATGATGCTTATAAAGCATGGAAACAACAAAATGGAAACAGACCGTCTATTGATATTTTGTTATCGGCTATTGAAAAACAGAAATATTCAGATGATTGGTTGAAAGAAAATGGAAGGTTTATCCCATATCCGGGAACTTGGTTGAGGTCTGGAAGGTGGGATGATGAAATAGAAAACGAAGAAAAACTATCTTGCGAGGTTAATTAATGCAGATCATAAACTACCTTAATAAAAAGAATATTAAATATCGGCGAAGAGGTGAAGAGCTTATTTATAATTGCCCTTTTTGCGGTGATAAAGAGTGGAAAGGAAGCATTAACTCAATAACTGGTGCGTTTAATTGTCTTCATCTGAATAATTGCGGCGTAAAGGGAAGTTTTTACGACTTTCAGAAAAGGCTGGGTGATGAACCAGATAAATTAAATAAGAATAGAGTATTTGCTAATAAAGTAAAAAAAGACTTTGTACGCCCACAAAAAGATTGCCCACCCATGAAAGATATTCAAGTTCCTGTTTATAAATACTTAAAAGGAAGAGGCTTTTCAGATGAAACAATAAAGTTTTTTCGTATCGGCGCAGAAGAAAACACTATTAAATTTCCTTACTTTAAAAATGGCGTTCTAACAAACATTAAATACCGTGATATTGTTAATAAAAAAACAATGCGACAAGAAAAGGATGCTGAACCGTTACTATTTAACCGGGATAATGTCTTTGATGATATTCTCGTTATTTGCGAAGGTGAATATGACTGCATGGCATTACACGAATTTGGAATTGAATCGGTATCAGTTCCTAACGGTGCTGGTGGTTTAACATGGGTTGAGCAAGAATGGGAATATCTGGAAACATTCAAACATATAAAAATATGCTTTGATAACGATAACGCAGGAAAAGAAGGTGCAGCAGAATTAGCGGCAAGACTTGGATTGTGGCGTTGCAGCCTTGTTGAGTTACCATTTAAAGACGCAAATGAATGTTTAAAACAAGGTTTGTTTGCTGAAGATATGAAGAAATACTTTGATAATTCTATTGATTTAACACCTGAAACAATAGTTTCACCTGATTATTTTACTCCTAAAGTTATTAGATTGTTTGAAATGGGTGCAAAGTTATTTGGTATGCCAACAGCATGGGAATCACTAGATAATGTTCTCAAAGGTTGGCGCATGGGTGAATTAACTATCTGGTCTGGAAGGAATAGTTCGGGTAAGTCAACAATTTTAAATCAAGTTGTTTTGGACATTGCAAAAAAGGGTGCAAAGACATTAATTTATTCAGGTGAAATGCCTCCTGATAGATATTTGAGATGGGCAGTTATTCAGCATAAAGAAAAAGAACATCCTGAAGAGTATGAAATAGAAAATTCTTTAAATTGGATGACCGGAAAACTTTATTTATTAAACGTCACTAATACCATAACACCAGATAAACTTCTTGCCGATTGCGAATATGCTTCCAGAAGATATAATTGCACTCACTTCGTTGTTGATAGTTTAATGAAGATAAGTCTTAATGAAAATGACGAATATAATCAACAGAAACAATTTGTTACCAGACTTTTTGACTTTGCCATGAAGATGAATGTCCATGTTCATTTAGTAGCTCATCCGAGAAAAACAGCATCAGACAATGACGAACCAGGAAAGGTTGATATAAAAGGAAGTTCTCATATTACAGACTTGGCTTCTAATGTTATTGTTTTGTATCGGTCGAGTGATGAGCAAAAAGAAAAGATAAGAAAAAAAGGGAAGATTGCTTCTGATATGCAGTTATATGTTAAGAAAAATCGTGAGTTTGGAATAGAAGGCATGGTTCATATGTGGTTCAATGGAGATACTAAAAAATTCAGATCGGAGGTGTAAAATGGGAAAAGCTCATATTGATTGGAAAAATAAAACAATAGAATTAGATAAAGGTTGGGGTGCTGACTATGATGTCTCTTTATTAAGAGCGCAAACAGCAGAAGATATTATTGACTGGATTTTGCATATTAAAGCCAAAAATTGGGGAACACCAGAAGTTATTTATGATTTTATTAACGAGTTAGAAAGAGCATATAAATCTTCTTTCGGTCACGATATGAGATATTGGTTGTGCCAATCACCAGATAGAAAAGTTGATTGGTCTAAAGCCAAAAGAGGTGATTTAAATGAATAATTACGCTTGCACATTCAATTATCACGGTGAAGTTACTGTATTAAAAACAGAAGCTGATACGCATTATCAAGCAATAACAAAATGCTTGAATGTTATGGCAAAAAGATACGGTGTATCAAAAAGAACTATGATTACACACTTCACGGATGACAAACTAAACCATGAAGTGAAAGAAATAACAGACGAACAAATACCTTTTTAGGAGGACTACATGAAACCTATTTGTGTTACTCAACCACAACCCCAAAAAAAGTCTTTGCAGTCCTGGCGGGAATTTTACACCAAAAAAGGAATAGAAACAGAAGTTGAAAAAGGAATCGACAGTAAAGACCGGACTTACTATAACCTGTGGCGTGATTTAAGCATGGTAGAGCAAATAGAATTAAGATCAGGACTTACAGAAATAACCAAAGCACATACTTTGTGCTATAAAATAAGCGAGAAATCCAAAAAACCTATTATGAAGGAGAGAAGAAAATGCTAAAAGTAGATCAATATTCATCAGTTCAGTTGGAAGAATACAAAGGTAAGTGGAGCTTAATACTTGGATACGAGGACAGAAGCGGCGCATTTAAGCCTAAAAAATAAACTCTTGACAAACTTACTTATGGGGTATATAGATAAGACATGAAAATTAAAATATCTAAAATCAAATGCAAGAGGTGTTTTCATGAGTGGGTTGCCAGAAGTGCAGATGTCCGCCGATGTCCAAAGTGCAAGTCCTTCTATTTTGATAGAGAAAAGATGTACAAAGTGCGGGAAGATAACAAACATATTTAGACAGCACAAATGCGGTAAAGATGGGTTGAGTAGTTGGTGTAAGGAATGTGAGCATGAAGAATATAAAAAGTGGATTAAAAACAATCCAAATAAAAAAAAGGAATATGCTCAAAAATGGTATAAAAAATATTCAGAGGCAGTAAAAGAACGGAGTAGAAAACAACGGGTTAATAATCCTGAAAAAGTAAAAATATATAAAAAAGAATGGGAATTGAAAAATAAGGAATATGTAAAAAACTATGGACGATTACGTAGAGAAAAAAATAAGGAAAAAATAAATGAATATAGGAAAAACTGGTATAGAGAAAATCGTATCTCCATTACGGAACATAGAAACAATAACCCACAAGCTAAACTTTCAAAAGCTATGTCAACAGCTATATGTTTTTCATTAAAAGGGAACAAGAGTGGAAGAAAGTGGGAAACATTAATAGGATTCACCATGAAACAACTTCAAAACCATCTTGAAAAAAAGTTTAAGGAAGGAATGACTTGGGAAAATTATGGAAGAAACGGTTGGCACGTTGACCATATAATTCCACTTGTGGTTCATAATTACACAACTCCAGATGATATTGATTTTAAGAAATGTTGGAGTTTAAAAAACTTACAACCATTATGGGAAAAAGAAAACATAGCTAAACATGATAAGTTATTTAAACCATTTCAACCGTCACTAACTATTTAAAGGAGATTAAAATGATTAAAACAACAAAATGGGACGCAGTGGACATTGAAACTTACAACGGCAAATATTCACTTGTATTAGGATGGGAAGGCCGGGACGGAAAATTTAACGCAAAGTGGGCGGAGTTCGAGATGGGTAAAGACAAGATAAAAAAGAAAATGCCAGTAAAGATTCCTCTCGGTGATTCTAAAGAAGAAGCGGCGGCAGTGCTAAAGACTTTATTTCTTGAGATGAGTGAATAGCCCAACGTTGGAAAGGAGAAGTATGCAATGGAAAAATTCAATATTGGCGATAATGTTTATAATGCCAGATGCCAATGGGCAAGCAAAAGAGAATTATGCCCTATATGTTTTGGGAAGTTGCAAGTAACTTTAGTGCTTGGAAACAACGATAGTGTTATACTTCCTTGTAATTATTGCGCTCCGGGGTTTGAATACCCCACTGGGTGTATTAGTATTTATGATTACATTATTGAAGCTGAATTAGTTACAATTACTGATATTAAGGTTGAAATTTCGTCATCTGGTGAAATATATAAATATCATTCCGGTTGTTATAGTTATGACACGGAAAATCTATTTACAAATAAAGAAGATGCTTTAAAACGTGCCGTAGAGTTAAAAGAAGTATTAGACAGAGATCAAGAGAAAAGAATTGATTGGATAAAAAAAGATAAGAAGAAAAGTTTTTCTTGGGACGCTGGCTATCATCTGCGCCACATAAAAGACCTTAAAAAAGAGATTGAACGGCACGAGCAAAAAGCAGTTCTTTGTAAACAACGAGCAAAGGAGTAAGTATGCAAGACTTTATAAAAGTAATAGACGAAAGAATGGACTGGCGCAAGCGCAAGATGCTAATTCCAAAGATGGTTGAATTAGGAAGCATGGCATACCTTGCCGCCGGGAAGCTCCTAACAGATGCTAAAATGTGTGAAGATTGGAAGTTTGATGACTCTGGTGCGACTGACTTCTATTCATGGGCAGATTTCACGCTAGGATACCGCAGGACGAACATTCAGCGCATGGTTGATATATGGCTAGCCTTTGAAAATTCCTATCATACAGACAAGAACCTGATAATGTCGTGTGACTTTTCAAAATTGGCACTCATCGCCCCTATCTGTAAAGATATGGCAGAAGAAGAAAAGCTGGACTGGATACATAAAGCTCAAGTAAATTCTTGCCGACATCTGGAGCTTTCGGTAAAGGAGCATAAAGGCTTACCAATACCACAAGAGATGTGCCTTCATAATAAGCAAATTATCTTGATCGAAAAATGTGGTTTATGCTCCAAAATTCTCTCAGTTTCTAAATCAGACGAGGACATAAAATGATTAATTCTTTTATAAAACCAGTCAAGAAAACCAAAGAAGAAAAACTGCAACTGAAATTCGCCAAAATGAAGTTGAAGCAGGAAGAACGCATTGCCAAGCTGAAAGACCGGATAAAAAAGAAACCAAAGAAGCAAACTCAAATTCCACTTATTACCTTGCGGAAAAATGCTTGGAAGTTATTTTCAAAGATTGTCCGTGAAGAAGAAAAATATGTCTGCTACACCTGCGGCAAGGATATGAGCAACGCCAAGACAACGGCTGATGCCGGTCACTACATACCCCAAAGCAAAGGCAATATACTCCGGTTTGACAGAAGGAACGTACACTGCCAATGCACAGCTTGTAACCGATACCTGCACGGAAATTTAAGCACATACGCTTTGAAGCTCGAAGCTCAATACGGACATGGGATATTACAGAAATTTGAAGATATAAAAAACCAGCAGAAAAAATTCACAAGAGAAGAACTTGAAGCAATGATTGTTGATTATAAGCAAAGACTACAATCTATATTAGAGGAAATGAAATGCCTAAAACCTATTACACAGTAGAGATATTCTTGATTAACGAGGATATGCCAAATGGAAATTGGTGTGTTTCCAGCCGCCACAAGAACGAAGAAAATGCTCGCATAAACCTTGATATTATTACTAAAAGCCGCAAATGCGAAGGTAGAATAATATTTGGTGGGCAGATAATTGAAAAAAAATAAAAGAATTTACTTGACAAACATATACTGCTAGGTATATACTAACACTAAAGGAGCAATAAATGACTTTAAAAATTCTTAAATGCAAGAGGTGTGAACATGAATGGGCAAGCAAAGATGCAAGAAGTGTTAGAGTGTGTCCCAAGTGTAAAAGTCCCTACTGGGACAGAAGTAAAACCACTTCACAAAAACTCACTAAAGGGGCTTAAAATTGGATGGGAAAGAAGTTCTGCTCAAAAACTACCACCAAAACCATGCCTTCTATGCGGTAAAGATGTTTTTTATAAAAGAGCAAATGCCGATACGAGAAAATTTTGCTCACGGCAATGTAAAAACATATTTCAAACAGGGAAAAACTTAATCAGAAAAATACCAAGAACTGGTAAAACAATAATTTGTACGGTTTGTGGTAAAGAATTTTATAAATATACAAGTGAAATTGAACAGAGAAAAAGAAGGGGATGTGAAATATTATACTGCTCTATTGAATGCAGAATAAAAGGTGGATATACACGAGCAAGAGGCGAAGAATGTTCATGGTGGAAAGGTGGTATTCAAAAAGATAGAAAGGGATATTTACGGGAGAGAGTATATACCGACCATCCATATAAACAAGTAGGGGGTCATGTAATGCAACATCGGCTAGTTATGGAAAAACATATAGGTAGATTCCTTTTGCCAACCGAATCTGTTCATCACAAAAATGGAATAAAAGATGACAATAGAATAGAAAATTTAGAGCTAATAGCAACATCACCGCACATTGGTAAGGTTCATTGTCCACATTGTAACAAAGAATTTACAATAAGATAAGGAGAAAATTATGACAGAAGAACACGCAAAGGAAAGTGGTCATTTTTACACGAAGGATGGAAAAGCGGCATATACCTACTTGAACAAAAAAGGTGAAACAAAGAACACAACATTGCGACAAGCTAGAACCATGAATTTAGTTCCAAGCGTAACTCATATCATTGCTTGTGCGGCTCGACCTGGTCTCCAGAGATGGCTCCAAGAGCAAGTCCTATTATCTGCTTTAACCAGCACCCGCAAAGATGATGAAAGTGAACAAGACTACATCAACCGGATAATTCTGGAAGCTGGTGAGCAAAGCAAGAAAGCCCGTGAAACCGGAACTGCTATTCATAGCTGGGTACAGGGTGGGTTTGAACGTGAGCAAATTCACAGTGACGGTGTAAGATACTTTGAGTCTGCCAGAGATACTATCTTGAAAGAATGTGGTGAGCAAAAGTGGGTCTGTGAGGAGTCTTTCGCATGGTACGGATACGGCGGGAAAGTTGACATTCATTGTGATGATTTCTTGTTGGATTTTAAAACTACTTCAAAGCCACTTGACGGAATTAAGATGTGGGACGAACACTACCAGCAACTCGCAGCTTACAAGGCTGGTATCGGACTTGATGACGGAACTAGGTGCGGAATCTGTTGGATAAATACGGATACCGCAGAAAGCAAAATAACGTGGGCAGAACCAAAAGACTTGGATAAAGGCTGGAATTGCTTTAAGCACCTGAAAGCTTATTGGTATAGCAAAACTCAATTAGGGGAGGAATAAATTATGACAGACAAGAAAACGGGATTAGAATTATTACGAGAGCCGTTTCCGTTAAACCAGATAAGCAAACTACCAAAAGGAACAAAAGCACAGAATGACTGCCCGCCTAATGAAAAGAAGAAATGCGCCATTTGCGGTGGCTACCATCACCCGCAGGTTATTCACCTTGACTATGTTGGTCACGCCGCTTTAACAGACAGACTTCTTGATGCTGACCCTTTATGGACATGGGATCCGCTTGCACTTAAAGACGGACTTCCCGCTTTTGACCAGACTGGTGGCCTGTGGATTAAATTAACTGTTTGTGGACATACAAGAATTGGATATGGACACGCTGCCGCTTCAAACTTCAAAGATATTGGAAGCCGTGAAAAAGAAGTTATCGGCGATGCTTTGAGGAACGCTGCAATGAGATTCGGGGCTGCTTTAGATTTGTGGCATAAGGGTGAGCTTCATATAAACGAAGAAGAAAAAACGCCTGTAGCACCAATTAAACACGAAATAAAGCCAAAAGAAGCTAATGTCCCAATACACGAACCCACAACGACTAAACTGGTTGAAACTATAAAAGAGCAAGTACCTAGTGCTAAAGTATTTGAAGCTATTGCGGCGGCAACTAAGCCAACTGAAAGCGAATTTATCACAGTTCCGCAACAGAAACGTCTTTTTGCACTTGCGGCTCTTTCAAAGATATAACCTTTACAAGTTAAAGAATATCTTATGAAGTATTATAAGACAGAACATTCGGCACAGATTAAAAAATCCGATTATAAGGAAATAAGTAGTATAATAGAAAGTGCTGAGAAGTTTTCACACATGATGAATCAGGAGTAATATCATGGATATAAAAAAACGTGATGAAGGAGAAACAGTAAAATGTTTTATTTGCGGTGAGTTTTTTGTAACATCAAACTGTTGGAAACAAGATTATTGTGAAAAGCATGACGACAATAATGGTTACCATTGTACTTCCCGTAAAGATTGGGGAAATATTATGGAATTAAAAGAAAGGGGATATATAGAATGAAGAAACCTGGTACAGGTAGCACAGTATTCTCAATTTCTATGACGAATTGCCTTCTCAAGAAGGTACAGGCAGCGGCAGATAAGCTGAAAATCACAAGAAATAAGTTCATCGTAAACCTCATAAAGAAGGAGGTAATCAAGTGAAGAAATTGATGATCTGGTTATTACGAAGAATGAGTTGGGAAGATATAAGGTTTGTAATAGATGAAGTGCTTGACGGTACTGGTTGTCACATCCACCGCAATCCACCTAAAGGGAGGGCAAAATGAGCAGACCATTTGGGCAGACGTATAGACTAAGTTTCCTTCATCCCGGCAAGGTGAAGTGTTGCCATTGCCGCGAGTTTAAAGATAAATCAGAGTTCTATCCCGACAAGCATACAACTCTTGGCATCGGTGGTTACTGCCGGAAATGCTCGTATCTGGTTCAGAAAGTCGAACCTTCTGTTTGCGAGAGGCCGAAGAAGTTAGAGACAATAGACCGAAATACACTAAAGGGGTTTATTCGTTACTTCTCACAACGTCCTTATATTTTCTACACGACATTTCACCGGCCATATAGTATTGAGGTAGCCAAAGAAGAATTTACCAAACGCAAGAAACTAAAACTTGACGTATCTAATTATAACTTTGGTTACGCCCCAGGGTGCAGTCAGCGATCTGCATATGCACCACATGCTTAATTCCCTGTTAGAGCCACAGGACAACAACAGGCTCGGTCGTAAGAGGGTAGCCAAGAGTGGTCGGGATACTGATCTTGGCGCAGACAATAATAGCAGGTGGGGTTGTACCCTGACAATGTTCTCCATGTGAGTAGTTGTTGCAGACAAACTGCCCTGCTTTAAAAGGAGAGAGGAATGAAACTAAAAATAGGTAGATATATTTATACAATCAGTAGAAACGGTACGCCAGATAATACCTTATGGGACGCTGGCTATACAGTTTGTTTATATGCGAAAATCTTTTGTTTTTATATTCTCAGATATTGGAAACTGGAGGCTGACAATGGACAAAATAACTAATGAGGAATTGGTTGATGAATTTATTCAAGGTGTAACTTATAGTAATCCGGATTGTATGGAAATGAAACATGAACTCCTTTCCCGCCTCGCAAGAGTGCAGGAGTTGGAAGCCGAAGTGGAGAGCTGGAAAGACACAGCAGTACTTGAAGCAGACGGGCTTGAAAGCTGGAAGAAAGCTTATGAGAAGTTAGAGCAGCAGCTCGACCGCTTGAAGAAGGAGAACGAGGAATTTCTCGGTGTGTTAGATATAAATAACGACTTGCGAATAGATATAGCTACTCTTCAACAAGAGAACGCCGCACTAAAAGACTCCACGCACCACCAGTTTAAGAACTGCGGCGATGCCCATGTTAAGATTGTGGAGTTAATTGCTGAGGTTGAACGGTTAAAAGAACAAGTAGATTATGAACGCAACAAAGCCGGACACCTTGAATGGGTAAAAGGCCAGCGAGCCGTTGAGAAGCTGGAGAGGATAAGGGTATTAGTTTTATGGCTAACAGAAGATACCGAACCACCTTATAGAGTAATGCCAAATGAGTTGATAATTGATAAAATTAGGAATATTCTCGCAGAGGAGGGATAGGGGATGAGTGATAATTATGTGGCTTACTGTCGGTATAAAAAATCAGTATTTGATAGTCTTATTATAGAAACTTGTAACCAAGACGATTACGGTGCGTTCAAGGTATACAGAGAAGCAGATGAACTACTCAAGGCAGCGGTAGAATTTATGAGAGGCTAAATGAGACAAATACTTGATTGGTTTATCTTGATTATGTCAGCAGGGGTAGTAGCTTATATCTTGATACTACTGTCTGATCCCTTTATGGGGTGGGTGGTAAATACTTTTGTTCGGAGGTAAAAATGAGGCGCAAAACTAAATCTTTAATTAACTTATTTTTAATGCTTGGAGTATTGGTAGGAGCTACTTTCTTTGGATTATTCGTGGCTAATCGTCTGTTGTGGTTGATAACTAAATAGACATAATGCGGCATTTTCCCCTGATTGGCTCCGAGATCGCTTTAAGAAGTCAATCATAACTAGGCTAGGTTCATCTTGCGAGATGGGTACTTATAATCCGAGCTGTTAAGCCAGCTCAAGCGGTGTATAGGTGGTTGGACAGAACCATCTTGGGGAGTCGCCTAAACTCCCCAACCGCTTCCTTTCACTTTGTAACATCAGGTCTGGGTTGTCAGCCGCAAGACAGCGCCCACATTTTATGTCCGGTGTACTTTCTTCTTCTTCCCGAAGGCGATTAAGCAGAAGTAGGTTAAGGCTCAATCCTTTAGAAACGACAAAAGCCACACTCAAGTTAATGAATGTGGCTATTGTTGTGAAAAGCAAGTAAGATAGGTTGGTTAGACCCATCGGGAGAACAATATTCTGTTGTGTTAGTGAGGTAACCAGCCTCATAAATCCTCCTAATTACTTGCTTGTCTTTAAAATAAATCTTATTTATATTTTTGTCAAGATGTTTTTATTCTTCCCAACGTTGGGCTAAAGCTAACAGCTATTTATGCGCTCCCCCAAACCAGAAGTCGAAAACCGTGCTGTATTTAGCAAGGAATATTCCTGTCATGTTGCCGATTAAGGTTGCGGAAACTGCATCAAGTAACTTGGCTATTGCCAGATAGGTAGTAATACAGAAAACCCCAACGGCTACAATAATCCCCAGCCACGACATCACTGTTAAATTGATATTCCGCTTGCCTGTTGCTTGGGTTTCTTTAACCATTGCATCTCTGGCGCTTTGGACATCGGCAAGTTGTGCCTGTAATTCCTTTATGTCTTGTTCTCTGGAAGCTAGCTGAAAGGCTTGTTCTGCCTGAACCAACTTAATAGGGTCAGCCGCTTGTGCCGCCGCTAAAATAGTTTCATGCGTGGCTTCTTCTGGTAATCCAAAGGTCTTTGCCAAAGCTCCTAGAGCTGCTACTGCCGCTGCCGCTGGTGCGCCCACACCTGTTGCCGCAAGTATCCCTGCTATCCCTGGGGCATACGAACCCACATAACCTGCTATCTTCTGAAAAATATTTTCTTCACTCATACATAACCTCCATATATTATCTTTTCCAGTTTGTCTATTTTATCCCTGTTTACGTTGTGCAGATTCCGCAAGGACTTTATTTCAAAGATTGTCTCCATCCAGTATTTGTACCAAGCGTAATACAAGTCAAACATAATTATACCTTAAAAACATGGATTCTATCAGGAACTTGGAGTAGGTCCCAATGCACCCAATTAACATTCCCTTCAAGCCGCATTATCCGCTTTAGTTTAGGATTATCCTTATTCTTTAAAATGAATTGTCGGGCATCCTCGGCAGAATATCCCTTAATGTCGCAGTCAAAAGCATTGCCCTTGGCGTGTTGGGAGTTGGGGGATCCGAGTTCCTTTGCTTTTTCGGGTGTGCGATAACCTCTCCATTGAAACTCCCCACCGGAGTGCCAAGTGTTTATAACGATAGAGACCCCGAAGAAGTCCCTCAAGTCATCGAGGGCTTGGAGTGCTTCTGGATTAAACAACGATAGTGCTGTTTCGCCTTTCTCTTTAAAGGTTTTCTCGTCAACGAGTTCATATGCCTTGAAGTATTTCACTATTTCCCCCTAAAAAATCTGGTTAAGTCAAGTTGGTGTATCAATACCATCGCCCCAAATACAGATAGAATAAGCCAGAAGATTGCCTTCGGAAGATTGTTCCTTGCGGAGTTCATCCAATCTCTAAACCATTGAAAATCTTTTAGTTCCTTTACTTGCTCTTCCATTTTTACCATACTAGCCCTAACATCTGCCACTACTGTGTCGTAATATTTAATAGTCGCGTCTCTTTGTTCGTTCATCTTTTTAATGTCACAGGCAAGGTCTTTTATGTCTCTATCGGCCTTGTTAAAGCCGCTTTCCATCTTGACAGCCATAGTGGCAATGGCAATTTTTATTTCAGTGAGGATATCCTTTGCTTCGTTGTGCTTGTCGTAGAGGTCTGTTATTGACCCCCCATGCTCTTTTAGTTTTTCACAGTTTCCTTCGTGAGCGCCGCAGTGATTGTTTTCCATTGTTTCTCCCATGACCATACCTCAAGTTATTTTAACTTTGCTCTTTCTGTTACCGCTTCTTCTTCGTACTGCTGAATATACTGCGTATCCCCCGCCCTTATAGCTCTGATGGACTTCTTGTCTATCTCATCCAGTTTGGCGTAGATCGGTGCATTAAACTCATCATTCTCTTTTTTCACCCTTCTTGCTTCTACCTGTTCCTTGCTTCCATGTGCGAGGACAACTGCGGTTACTGCTTCCTTATCCAGTTCTCCGTCAATCGGATAGACGGTGATCTCCACCTCTGCCGTGTCGCATCGGGCATTGAGAGGTTTCAGTTCATCATAAAGAATACTTGCATCAAATCCGTAGAAGTCACCTGTTTCTGTTCCTGATATATCTGTTTTCTTTTTATAGAATCTTAACATTATTCTACCTCCAATATGGTGAGAATCTTCCTCGCTGCGTATACAACTGTTGTGTTTCCTCCAACGCCCATCTTGCCTTCTACTTTGTGCAGACTAAAAGTCTTAGTTGGCAAACCTATGGAAGTGGCAGTAACATCTTTTGCCGCTACCTGTTGTTGTTCTGAATTATTACTCGATTTATCAACGACTCCATCACATGATATACCTATGTTAGTAACTTGGCTATTTGTGTCGTTATAAAAACCACTAACAAATTCCACATTAAATTTTTCTCCATAAATAAATCGTTCCATTTCCGAAAGTAAAGCAAGGGATGTTGAGGTTACGGAATTGCCTATTATCCCCTCCTGTTTCACATTCTGCTTCACCCACTTCACATAATTCTCTGCCACTCCGCAGTACTGCTTAACGCTTATCCGTGTCCCTGCGTTGTATAGAGGAAGAAGGATAGAGGTCATATTGCCTGACCAGAGAGCAGCTTCACTTAATGCGCCAGAGTTGAACTGAGGGAGAATGGCAGCTGTTTCATAGTATTTCCAATAATCAGAAACTACTTCTGCGTTAGAACTAGCTGTAGCGTCGCCATCACCGATATATATTTCGGGAGAAGTTGCGTCCGCCGACGTCATTAATCCTGTACCATCAACAATTAATTTCCCGTCACAACAAACATAGAAGTCAGAACCTTTCCCAATAAAAGTAAAAATATGTTCTTGCTTTGTAAGGTCTATTTGCACCTTATTTGCATAAGTGCTTCCACCATCATAAGATACTTCGATATAATATGTATGTAGTATGGCCCTTATATATTTTGCGCCATCAGAAATTCCAATATATGATTCTATTTCTCCTGTTACATCACTTGCTTTTATCACCTTACTTTTCCAACAAAATGCCCATCCATTAGCATTGTTAAATGTTGGATGGATATGCCAACGGCAAGTGTCAGTAGAACCGACTATCTGCTGATATAATTTACCACCACTCACAACAGCATGAGCCGCTTCCGTTGCTGTTCCATCGTAAGTCCACCCATCTGACGCAGGGAGTGAACCCATCAAGGTTTCTTTCGTCCACGCTGGACATACAGGAAATCCACCCAGCAACCAAGCAGTTCCCAATTCTCTGAAAGCAACATAGTCAAAGGTCAGAGTTAATGCTGTATGTGAATCATCTGCTGTCCCATTGATATAGAGAGTAGCTACATCTGCCCCATCACCTTTGGCTCGGACATAGATTCCTATATCAAATGTTCCAGAGGATACATCTGTTGTGCCTTGAATTGTTGTTACTGTTGCATCACCTTCATACACTCTCAGAACTGCATACCCATTGGAGTCTATTGATAATGATATTCTGTCATGGTCTAAACCGTACATGAACTCTGCAAAGGGTTTGCTCTTGGCAAGGTTTGTGAAAGTCCCCTTCCAAGTGAACTCATAAGGATTAAAACCAATGTCCTTGAGAGAGGCAGTAAGTCCGTATGATTGGTCAAGAGGAGTACCTTCGCATCCAACGAGTTTGTAGTTAAATGCACCACCGGATTGGAGGAAACGATAAGTGGAGGTGGGTTCAATGACGAAGCACAAGTCTGTGAAACTCGCATAAGCAGACCAAGCTGGAACATTAGACCCCTTCTGCGCATCTCCGTTGGGATATTTTCCAGCTATCATCCCCATCACTTTCCAGTAATTAGTGGAAGATACGGATGAACTTGTCATTACTATATGGTATGCTGTGTTAGCCGTTAATGACGGAGGCGTAGCAAATTCAAATCTATACCAAGTTCCATTGGTATCAGATGAATGAAGTGTCCCAGCCTGTACAGTAGCCGCACCATTGGCTATTGCGGCATTAGGTGAGCCACCTGTGTCTGAATAAATAGACAGGGTAAAGTTGGCAGTAGGATTTCCAACCTTGTATAATTTAATCCATACTGCGGCACAAGTTATTGAAGATGCCGTTAAAAACTGTTGTTCAAGGTAATAATTGGTGTTGTCATAACCAACTAATCCGGCGGTGTCCTGTTCATTATACCCAGTCGCATAATCCATATTCAAGTCGCCATCAAGACCACCAAGGATAGGACTTCCACCCCATTGCTGATTGAAGAAGGCTGGCTTCCACCCTGCTCGGACTATGTCACGATGACCACCGTTCTCTGCTAGATATAAAAGATTTGTTAAGAATTTTTCATTATTACCACTTCCTCCACCTGCAACAATACCCGCAGTTTTTAATTGGTCAGCCGTTATTAGTTTTATTGCCGTGCCTGTGGTTATTTCAGCGGCAGATGCTGTTGACGCTCTTAATTGATCAGGAGCTATAGCCTTTGCTGGTTCTGTGCCAGTTACTATTTCCGCAGCAGATGCGTATGACACCCCACTTACCGCTGGATTAAGTAACTCCCATCTTGTATTAGCTAGATTATACTCAAGTATACAAACCGCAAAGGCTGCGGGAATGTCACCAGCCGTTAATGCAGAGCCACCTTTTTTTGTTATCGTATGAGCAGTTAATCCATCAGGTGCAAAAGTAGGAGTTGTTGTCGTGTTTGCTCCCGTAGCAACAAATGCACAAAGAATCATATCTGATAGGGTTATATCAGGACTATAGTTTGCCGTAATAGCGTCTGCCGTCCCTGCGGCTGTTGCTATGGGCATAGCACTTCCCGGATCACCTTTTGCTCCACCTGCACCTACATCACCTCTTGGGATTGTGAAATTAAATATAGCATCTGTAGTAGTCCCAACGTTGGTCACGGATGCGCTTGTGCCGGGTGCGCCTGTGGTAGTGCTTCCTGCATCTACAGAAGCTGGTTCTCCATCATCTCCCTTTGCACCAGTTGACCCCGGAGAACCTTTTATTCCGACCATCCCTATAGATACAACATCTGCCAGCAATTCAACATTGAGATACAGATTTTCAGAAGTTCCTATTGATACTACTATATCTTTCATGTTTTGGTTACCTCTTGGCTTACAACAACAGTACCTTCAAGAAGTCTGGTAACTGTAGAGCCTTGTGTTAATTCCAAATCCCAGAAACCACTTGTTATTGTTATTGCAGCAGTATCTGTTGCAGCCATAGTTACTGTAATAACTCCTGTTCCTGTATTAATAGTACAAGTAAAAGCAAAAGAGGTAACAGAAGATTTGGTTTCTCTTATCTTTGCCGCAGCAGTGGCTCCTGACATATCATAGACCGCACCTGCGCTGTCTGTTACGGTAATCTCAAGAGTGTATGTCGCTCCTTGTTCTACTCTGTACTGTCCAGTTAGATTAAAAGTTCCTGCTGGCATTGTAGCCTCCTATGCGTTCAAGTAATATCCACCAACAACTACTGGTCTCCAATATACCGTTATGTCTGCTACTGCACCTGCACCTGCGGTTGCCCCGCCGATTGTCAGTTGAATTATCTTTGTGGCGGCCGATACCTGAGAAGATGCGGTGTAAACTGAATAGAAATTGCCTGTCAGTTTTGCCTTCGCTCCGTTTGTGCTAGATAGTATTTCTATAGGCGAGCCATCATCTGTTGCGACAGATATTCCGGTAAATGAAGCAACTGCTGACAAATTAGCGTGTACTCCAACGATTACCACATCAATAAAGCAATTCTGTGTAGTTGCTGTCATTACATTGTATGTACTTGCGGCTTGATTCAATGAAATCTGTTTGTAATTCACAATCGTATTGTACCATTGTGAAATTGGGAGCCATGCAAATCCGTTCCATTCCCAAGTTCTCCCCGTGTTGGATTCGTAAAACTTAGCTCCTATCCCTACTACTACTGTTGGTTTTGTGTCCGTGGAAAGACCTACATAATCCTGCTTGCTTGTTCTCTTTTGGATTGACATTGTATCCTCCTATCTTCGTTTAAGTGCGTTTCGTAATCCTTTGTCTGAACCTTGTTGCAATTTGGTATTTGATACTTTTGACCATAATTCGTCTGTCGTAAATCCCTGACCTTCTAATTGCAATGGTTGATCTATCTTCATCCTGCCTTCAATTACAGATGGTTCTTTAACACCATAAAGATTGCTTCCTATTTTAGAAGGGTGCAATACTTCACCAGTTGGTTGTCCTTGAAGCGTAAATCCTCTTTCTGGCATAGGTAATGCCAATGGAGTGGGATAAGAACCAGAAGTATCACCTGCTAGTTTATCTATAAAAGGTGGTTTAGATGGAACAGGTGCAGTTGCGTAATTCTTCTCACTTAGAGAATTTATTATCTTTTTTATTCCATCCACATCTGTTGCGCTTAATAACCCTCTTTCTGCTCCAGTTAATATTTTAATTAATCCATCTCTTATCATTGGAGAGGTCAACACTGTTTTCCCAACTCTAGCAGTACCATAAGTTGCCAATGCCATAAGTATTAATGGATTTGTCACCGCACTTGCTACTGCACCACCTGCACCTATTGCAGCACCACCTACAGCAACTCCGCCTATTTCTGCTGACAACCAAGGGTGTCTAGCAATTAATTCTAATGCTTTTTGGAACTTATTTTTATCAAGAACAGGAAGATTATTTGCTGCAATTCTTTCAGTTGCACGATAAAGATTAGATTGTTCTTTTAATAATGATTTAAACTCGTTACCTTCTGGTAATACACCCTCTACAAATTCATTAGCAGCGTTCCTTACGTCCATTCCAGCTTGCTTAACTATACTTCCTCTTGCATCTGCATTTGCTTTAAAAGCATCAGGGAATTTCTTTTTCAATAATATATCATATTCTTTTCTTGCTTCAAGAACATTTCCTATTGTGCTGGGTTTGTGAGAAAGTAATTCCATGAATTCATCTATTGCTTTATTATAAGCACTTTCTAGTGCAGTATCTCCAACAAACCTAATAGAACTTTCTTTTTTTAATCCGTCCAACACTTCTCTTATTTTATTTGTATCTGTAGCACTTTCAAGCATACCGGGGAGTGTTTCTGTTTTTGTGGCTAATTCACCTATTTTGGTATGTATTCTATCTATATTATCTACCCAAGATTTCTTGGGATCAACAATACCTTCTACCGATTTTGCTATTTCTTTATCAAAAGAATTAGTTTTAATTTCTGCATCATTAAATATTCCTCTTTCAGTAATTTTCCCCCCTTGTGCTAATTTCTTTTGTTCATCTGGTGTTAATGAAGATACTTTTCTTTTTACCATATCTAAAGCATCTTCAGAGGTTTTCTTAATTCCATATTCTTCAAGTTTAGTTGCTGCTTTCCCAGATAAATTACCTACTAATTTAGCAGTAGGAGTAATCAATGAAAGATTACCAGCGGCATCTGCGGCACTCCCAGTAGCATTAAGGACATTTGATAATTCAGGATTCTCTCGTTCAAATTTACTATAATCCTTAGATACCATTTCTGGCAATGGTGCAAGTGTTGACGGTGTATAATTATTCCCTTCAAAACTAGCTTCAGGCGGAGTAAGATCAGCGGTCATAATTGCTTGGACTACTGAACGTAAACCTTTTTTAGCAATGTTTGGTAAAACACTATTTATTCCTTGTCCTATAACATCACCAACACCCCCCCAACCGACTTTTGCTCTATTTAACTGTGTGCCTATCCAAGAAGCATTTGGGTTCTCGTTTTCCCATCTGCTTGCTTCACCTACTCTCCTATTAATGTCTCCAGTAAGACGGGTCATATAACCATCTTCTTTAATAGACTTAGGGGTGTCCCATACAATTTCTTCTTTGGGAGCCTCTACCGTTCCGTCATCCCATATTATTTCTTCATTCATAAATCATGCTCCCATTTTTTAGCAGGATTACTCGTCTATTCCCTTGTCTTCCAGTTTTTACAACATCGGCAGGGTTATATTTACTTGGTGTATTTTTATCCTCCATACTATCTGGTATCCCAGATTTTCCAAAGGAAGCCCTTGCCTTTGCCATACGAATCATGGCTTCTCCATGAGAATTAACAATCCCAGAAAATGCTTCGGGGCTATATGATGGGTCAAGAATGTCTGAAGCAACCTTAAATGCCCATTCACCACCTTGTGATCCGCCAATAACTCTCATTAGTGAATCTGCAAGGAATTTAGTTTTCTTTTGCAGTAAAGCTGTGTCAGGGTCGTTAGTTTTTGAACCTAACCATTGGTTCAATGCACCAATATCTTTAAAACCAGATTCTGGTAATAAACCTTTATCCCTCACTTTTTCTCTCAAATCAATTAACTCAGGAGCTTCCATCTTATACATCTTAACAGCGGAAACAACATTAGAAGTAGTTGCTCCACCACGTTGAACTGCTTGTGCCATTGCTTCTTTCTGTTCTGGACTCTGACTAGAAGCAACATATCTTCCGGGTTCCTTGGAATTAAGTTCGTTAAACTGGTTCATATTTAATGTCATAAGTCTAGAGTCTGGGTCAGGATTCTTTGTATCAACAACTGTTATCGCCCTTATATTTCCATAAGCATTAGCCCTGCCTTCACCAGATGCTTTTTGTATATCTATTTTAGCTTTGCGTATATCAGCTAAATTTTGTGCCGCTTCTTTATCTCCCTTATTTGCCCTTATTTGCAATTCTATCTCATTGGGAGTCTTTGTTTCATTCTGTATTTTCTTCATATCTTCTTGCTGAGCCATTGCCGCCGCTTGATGAAACATACTCAAGGCATTTGCTTTCATGCTCTGTGTTTCAGTCACAACGTGTTGACCAATATCAAACGCCTGTTTATACATCTCTGGGGAAATCATTCCACGATAATCTTTATTTCTACGCAGAAATTCATCGGTTGCGTCTTTACCCGCTTGCAAGGGGTCTATTTTAAGTGGATTTTTAAATCCCTTTATATTCTTCTCCATATCATCAAGCATTGATTGCATCTTCTGCCCTACTGATAGTTGTTCCAAAGTGGGTTGCTTCGGGATATCAGATGCAGTATTTCCACCTGCCGCCATTGCTGTTGGATCTTGAGTTGTCGGAATATTTGGTATCACTGAGGGTTGAGATACGACCTGCTGTCCAATGCTCGTAATGGAGTTATTTATGTCTTGGTTCTCTTCTGGAGATAATACTTTTCCCTGAAATTGTCCTAACTGCACAAGTCTTGGGTCTTCCTCTATTACAGGAGGTTCTTCTGGAATTATATAATTTGAATATGCTGAATTGGGTGTTCTTCCCATCTTATCCTCCTAAACCTTAACAGTTTTCTTTGCGTTTTGTGCCGCTTCTGCCGCTAATTCTGCGCCAGTTCTATATCCCAGTATATTAGGATCACTGCTGAATCCACCGCTCCACTCATCTGTCCCAGCGGCACTAGTATAGCGAGTCGCTAACCTATTGCCACTTGGTGCGTCACTGTTGTCATTTGTGCTACTATATGAGCCATACTTAGTAGCCCCCGTTCCGTATGTTTGCGCCATATATGCCGCTAAATCAGCATTGTATTTAGCTAGTGTAGTTTGGACTCCAGTAGTATAATTAAGTTTCTCTGCGTCAAGAGCAGATTGATAATTCTTTTCTGCTTCAGAAGTTGCACCTTGATAATCCTGTTGGGATTTAAGTAACGAAGTATTGTAATTGAGTTTACCACCCTCAACTCCTGTGGTGAAGTTGGTTTTAGCAGTATCAGACTCAATGCCGTATTTCATGTTGTATTCATTTCTTGCCTCAGTTCCCGCACCTGACATTACGTTTTCAACTGCTTGACCATAACCAGCAAGGGCATCTCTCAATGTCATACGCTTTACATTTGGGTTTTCATAGTATCCACCAGAAATCTGTTGAAGCGCAGACCTTGCCGCCCTTAATCCAGCGGCTGATTTTCTTTGTGTAAGTGTATCTACTTTACCTTCATCGTAGGTAGGTGCGTTGTAAGTAGGAGCAACATAAGCATCTGGTGATTTATAGACAGGAGCAACGTATGACTCACTTGGCGTATATGGCGCAATACTTGGCATTTTAGGGGAAGAACCTACTGTTCCACCTCCACCAACATCTCCCATCATGTCTCCAGACCCAGTAGTATTTTTGCTTGGATACAGCAAATCATACTGTCCGCTGTAGTATTTTTGTGCTTGTGGACTTTTGTCTGTCCAAGGGTCTGACATATACATACTTTTTGCAGTCGATGCGTCCATTAACTCCTCCTATCCTTTAAACCATACCATGAATTCTAATTCTGCTAATAATTTTCCACCGGAGTTCAACGATATTATGACATATCTATAATTAGATGTCAACGTTGGTGCGGTGTAAACTGTTGTTAATCCTATATTGGTGCTGAAAGAACCCCATTCTCCAGTTCCATCTTTTGATCGCCCTGACCATATATATTTATCACCCGTGTATTTAGGCGAAACAACTGTAAGGGTTGCTTTTGATTTATCGGGGATATGTGTGTCAACGTCACAACCTATTGATTCCACAACTCCTGCAAATCTCAAAGTAGGCACTGGTTCGCTTTTCCCCATCAATCTGTAGTTTTCTCTGGCGTAAGAATTAAAATTCTCCTTAGACGCAAGTTGCGGGGAGAAATCAAAGAACATATCGTTTTTGTCTGGAGCAGAACCGATGGCTCTAGGGATTTGAGTTTCTTTAATACTCATTGAAATATCAGAAGGCATATCGTCAAAAGCATAGATCATTGAATTATAGTCTTTAGAAATATAAGGTCTTTTAAATTCACCGCCACGGAAATCATATCCGATAGACCTGACATATTGTTCTGTTATTTCACCTGAATATTCAAGGTATGATTTGTTGTTCCCCATTTGGGGCAATCTTCCGTAATCTGGAGTTGTGTCTTTTGCAATAGATGCTTTCATGGCACTATTATCTACGGGAACTACAGTTACAGTCAGATAATCATATACTGTTGCGGTAGAGTTCTGCGCAGAAATCGCATAAGAAGTTGTTTCTGTAGGCACTACAGTATAACTACCATCGCTTGAAACCGTCCCGATCCCTTGATTAATTGATACGGTTGCCGCTCCTGTTGTAGTCCAAGACAAAACAGATAACTTGGAGAACTCAATAGTTTCAGGTGTTGCATCAAATGAGTCTATTACAGGTGAATTAAGCGTAGCAGTTACTGTAGCATCGTCACTATTTACTCCATCTGTTACAGTAAGGGTATAAGTAGTTGTGGCAGTAGGATACAGGTCTATCGTTCCGTTTACTGTCGTGGAGCCTACTGTGGGAGTTATAGAAGCACTTGTTGCATCTGTGCTAGTCCAAGTAAGAGTTACTTTATCCCCTAATGTGAATGTCGCAGAATTAACTGTAAATGTGTTTATGGTAGGATTGCTGTATGTTACTACAACATAAAGCTGAGAACATTTCCCGAATTGAAATTTAAGACCAACGGCAAGTGCATCTATTTCGCTCCATGTCCAAGCTGATGAAGTATTTGGATTTGTGTTCCAAGAATGACTTTTATTACTCCATTCATCTATACCAGATATGTTCTCCTCATACGATGTACTATGTGTTTTAATTACTACTTTCTTGATCCAGTCTCCGTTATGGTCTCCATAAACCCTTGCGTAGACTGTAACGTTTGATATTATTCCATCTTCTGTAGTGTGGTCTGGCAAACCATATAAATCAGTATATTCAGTGACACCCGCCGGGGTTATGATAACATAATCGTTATCATCCGGGCTGGATTCATCAATTAACACATAATGAGTAGACCCAGAACTACAGGCGAACTGTAATGGAGTGCTGTCAGAATTAGGTCTAAGTGTTAAAGTACTCATTGCTGGACGTATTCCTCAATCAGATAACCGAAATCTAATAAATAAAACGACTCATCAAGTTTGTTGTGTTGGAGTTTTATTGTTACCCAGTCACTTACCATATTTACAGATACTCTGTGTCTGCGGGTTATTTGACCGGGGTTCTCCGCAGTTAAAGGATAGTTGGTTATGTCCGCTGTTTGCTCTAGGCCATTCAGATAAGGAGTCACTGTCATATCACCAGCAGTTTGGGCTTTGACTCTGTAGATCATTTCGTTGTTTCTTATAATAGCTCCGTTGGATGTCAATTCGTGCATTACATAAGAATTAATCGCAGTCGTTACATCGTTTACTCCGCTGTTCATTATATAAATAAATCCATCACCAATACCTCCGCCTAACTGGACGGTAGAAGTATTGCCGCTGGCTGCGTCTATTTCAGTCATACTTCCTATGGGAGATGCGTAACTATCCTCAGAGAAAGTCAGGTCTAGTAAATCATAAACCAGCCACACATTACAGGTTGTTGCCGTCCCTGTTACCAATCCTATCTTTAATGCGTTATATGCAGAATCGTATTTAATGAACATCTTACTTTCGTAACCAGAACGAATACACGTTGAAGATGACGGGTCAAAGTAGTTCTTTACCGTGTTAAAGTTAGGAACGTGTCTTACTGTCTTTCCGTCAGTATAAAGAACGCCTCTTTTTGAGAGAATAAACGCCATTGTTATTCTTTCATCCTGACCATACTGGAGTCCGTCAACCACTACCAAAGACTGAGAATTCATTCCGCCATAATAATTTGACAGGGTTATTTTACCGAGGTTCGCAGGAGTGCTTCCTTGTAATAGGGATATGCACCCACCTTCCTCTCCACGTTCTTCTTGTACGCAAAGAAGCTCGTTATAAAACTTCTTCATTGCAATTATCTTATTGGCTCGTCCATCCCCCATCTGATAAATGGCACTATCTTGTCCTGATAGGATTTGAGGGTTATCTGTTGCTGAAAGATATATATATGAGGGGTCTTGATCAAATACAAAAACACCCCTGTTTTTCCAAACAGCACTACATATTCCAACTCCAAAATTAGATATATAAAAGTAGGGGATAACCTGTATTCCTATATTAACGTCTGTTGAAAGAGTCTTATCTACTTTAAATCTGTACCAATATGAGTCGTAGTTTAACTGATTGAATTGAGTAGGTTTCTGCGCAACTCTAGGGAATGTAACCCACCCAGATTGACTTAATCCTGCTGTCCCATCTACAAAAGTACCTACTGAAGTCCAAGTTCCTGCTGTAGTTTGATATTCAAACGTGCTTATTGTGGTACTCGCAGTAGTATTTGGAGATGTTCCTACGTCCATAAACGCTGCGACAATCGGGTCTATGGAGTTAAAATACACATAATCAGACGATGTCATCCCTCCAATTGATATAGAACTCGCACCGTAGCTGTAATAAACAGAAGAATGGTAGAATTGAGCTTCAATAGCGTCTTGGAAGACTCCATCCCATACATCTTGAACTGATGTAAACCCAGAACCATAAGTACAGGAAGGAACTGATACTGTAGCAGAAAGTGCTGCACTAAATGTAATCTTCAGCCAGAATCCATTTGTTCCATACATATATACTGGATAAGCATCTGTCGGTTGAGTCCAAGTAACATATCCTGTTTGGCTTAATGTCTTTGTAGCGACTCCGATAGTTCCGTCTGTAAAACCAGAAACAGCAGTCCATGTACCATTCCAGTATTTTACTGTCATTGTAGATGCGTTTGTGTTTACGCTGGCATTAAGTGTGAATTTAAGTCTATTTGACTGTACTTGTGAACAGACAACTACTGCATCTGTTGCGTTTGTTCCCAACGCCCCAAGAGAAGCAAATGTGGCTACGTTTGCATCGTTTACCTGATCTGTGTAATCAGTTCCAGATGTAGGCATTGTAGGAAGAGCCGCTGCGCTGGAATATGTGTAGAATCTTGTTATATAGTCATCAGTCCCTGAACATATCTGATGCTGGTCAAGTCCATTTGAAAAGAGCAGTTTATCATTAATAACTGACCACGATCCCGGTTGTGAACCACTTGAACCGCTGAAGACTTCACTCCCGAACGCACCAGTAGTTACGCCCGGAGGCGCTGTCGTTGCTTCAAGAATATCGTCATCAGACATTTGTGCGTAGAAGTGTCTTTCTGTCCTCTTTCCCTTGGAAAACTGGAACATGGACATAACTGAATTAGTTGAGTCAGCAGTCGAGTGCTGTTTTATCATTCCCGGTCTTTGTTTGAAACCCGGATGCAACTGCCTCATGTTCATTACTTTGGAGTATGTTCCTACCTTTAAAAGAGATGGCTCATTGTAGGAATTCTGGCCTCCAGCAAAAGGGATGGTCTTTAATTGTGTTACTGGTCTTGATTGCATAATATCCTCAATACGGACGGAAATCGTAAAATAGATCAGACATAGTTACGTCTGAACCGTAGGTTCCTGTGAATCCTCGCAATGTTTCAACAAGATCGTCTTTGAAGTCTCCTATTTCGGGGACTCCCGCTCTTTGAGGAGCTACGACTGTATTCTTAAGTTCCAGCCACGCTTTCTTTGTTATCAGGTGATGAAACACCTCTGGTAGTTCTGATACTGTGCCATAATACCTGCCTAAAGTAGCCCTATTTGTTACTGTAGCGACTCTGGCAGCGGTATAATCTGTTATGGTGTCATACCAGTCATCTGATACATTCTCAATGACTATGCCGTTGTAGTAGTCTGCTGTTTTCTTCGCAGTTAACGCAAGAGTTATAGAAGTAGCAGTCCCACCTTGGGATACTCCTTGAGTCAGTTCTCTTGGTTCTTTGTAGTAGTGGAAAGTAAGAGTATCTGAGCCACCGTCATCTCTGACAATCGTATTGCCTTGTCTGTAATAGAGATACTTTGACCCTGTATAATTTGTGCGGTGTTTTGTCTGAATTGATATAGGAGCGACTTTATCACCATAGGAATTGACGATGTCGCAAATGCGATAGAGGTCAACGGGGAGAGTGAATACCCCGCTAACCCCTGTTACATTTTGTGAGGTAAGAAACAAATCGGGAAATCTTGTAAAGAGAATATTGAATATATATCTCTGAGATTTGTTAATTTTCTTGACAATATCCGAATTGTCAAAAACCCCTGTTGTTGTTCCTTGTGTTTTGTCTGGAGTGTAATCATTTAGTTCCGTCCTGATTTCTTCCAGCATCCCGTAGCAGTTTTCATATCGGTACAGGCTTTGTGTCATTTTTTACGCCCTTAGTTGGGTTGTGTTTCCAATGTATATGGCTTTTCATTCTGTTCCCTGGAATCTTCTCCCCACAAATTTCACAAGTTAATAAATCATTCTTGTTAATTATTGGAGAGGGTGAAGCAACAGTACCCATTAACTGCTGCATCTGATTCATCAAGGTTGCCATCTGCAATCTCAATTCTTCGTTTTCCTTGCTTAACTTCCCTATCTGTCCTTTTTCTCCGTCCGACAGGGTATAAGGTTGAAGCAACTCAATCCCTAGTTCTGCGGCATATTGCTTTATCACTTTACTGGGAGTGTCATAAGGTTGATTAGATGCCTTACGCCTCTCGTTTCTTTCGTTATAAGTTACTATCTGGCGAATCTTAAATTCTCTGTTTCTGTCTAAAGCGTCAAGAGAAATCTTATCCTCATTAACAGAATGACCATCTTCGTCAAAATCAAGTCTGGTCATCCCTCTTGCACCTAAATTATTAAGAACGTGTCTTCCCATTGCTTCGTCTACTTTTAATCGTTTGCCTGAAAGCAGGGTATAACTTAATCCACCATAGGTAAAATCCATATCTTCGTTTGTGCAATTCCATAAGAAAATCATTGTGTTGCCTCCATTTGTCTGTATGAAGTTGGGGATTTCTCACAAACTTCATCAAAAGTTACTGCATAGATTACGTCTTCCACTTCAGGTAGGTATTCCATGATGTCGTGTCCTTGAGGGACATTTTTAGCAATCCATACATCAGTTATATCGCCACCGAAGTAACTATTTTCTTCTTCCATTAACTTCTTATATAATGCTTGCGCCTTATAGTATTTGTTTCCTTTTCTGTATGGTAACACATTATCTGGATGCTTACAAGTTGGGATTAAAACGATGTTGTGATCAAAAGCTCCACATATGTGGACAGGAGCAGAGTCATTTGTTACGACTGTCTTTGCTAAAGAAATAAGCGCCACAAGTCCTTTAAGGCTTAATTTATCTCTGAAATCAACGCAGTTACTAGCGTCTACATTAAGGACTCCGTGCTTATCGTTTACGTTCTTGCCGATTATTCCTACTTTCTGCCCAACGTTGGTCAATCCATCTATTATGTCCTGCCAGTATTTTAAGGGGAAAGTTTTTGATTCCCAACCAACACCGGGATGAACCAAGACTAATTCTTCTGGTTCTTCGCAAATGTCATATACTTCTTTCAGGTGCTTTGCTTCAAATGACAGTTTTATCTGTTTATCATCATCTGGAATTTGTCTTCCCAATGTACAAAGAGATACCCAGTCTACAGGATGAATGAAATGAAACGAAAGAGCTTTCCCGAAGTTCTCCCAAGGCAACTGATGAGTGTTCATTTCAATAACTGCATCAAAGTATCCTTCGGGGTAGCCTTTGCTCAAGTTAATGCCCGGAATATGGTCGTACAATTCATAGTCTTTAGACATGAGCCATATTTCAGCATCTCTGTAGGCTTTTTCTCTTATATAACGTATTACTGGTTCAGACGAAACAATATCTCCCACTCCGCCTAATGACCAGATAAAGATTTTCTTCTTATGATCGTATTTCTTTTGTTTCCACGCTTCTATGTCTATATCTAGTTTAGTATGCAGATTTTCTCCATCTCCTGCATAATGAATCAGATAAGACGATAATCTTGAAACACCTGTTGCCCTGTCCATTATTGACATACGGTTGAAGTTATAATGAAGTGGAAACACTTTCTCTCCTGAAAGCATTATCTTCATATTTAAGAAGGTCTGCTCGCCAAATGCGTTTCTCAAGGGTTTTATCTCGTCTACTACCTTGAAAATATGCCTGTGTCTTCTTGAAGCGACAAAAACACCAGTATTGTAATAAGTGCTTCCGTCATACTTGAATCCTTCTACTGAATAGACCTTCATTACTTCGTATATACAGATTGATCTCTGGGTGAACTGTCCTTCGTTAAAGATGCCGAACTGGTCTTCAGGAACTATGTCAAATAACGATGGAGAATCGTCTCTGATGAGTATATCTGCATCAATGAATGCTACCCTGTCATATTCCTTTTTTAGAAGCTCATAACACGCAAATTTCAACCAATGGGCAGAAGGAACATTGCTGGGATCGTTAAGAACGATTAAATCAGCGCCTATTTTAGCTGAATAAGAAACAAAATACGGTTCTGTTTTTTTCCAGATTTTATCGTATTTGTCTCCGCAAACTATTGTCAGGATGGCTAGTTTCATATTTGTCTAAATGCCGCCTTTCTTTTCCCACTACCATGAACCTTCTGAAATGCGTCCATTAACTGGATACGGTCTTCTTTTGTTCTTTGACGTATCATATCGTTTCTGTTTATTACGTCTCTTTCTCTTACTTCCTGCATATATTTGGCGGTGCGTTCTAATTTGTCTTTTACTCTCTGATTGTTTAAATCTCCGTCTGACAGTAGTTTAATCTCTCTCATATCTGGTTGACGAAACCCACCATCGTCTGTTTTGACAAGAATAAGATTTACTGGCTCTCCGTAACCTCTGTCGTAGGTGATGACAAAGTGAGAATGTTCTTTCCGAAATACGCAATCAAGACGTTTGTCCAGATTTTTGAGGGTTTTCATAAAACCTCTTTCGGGTGTAACCATTGTGGTTCTCCTTTCATTTAAACTTCTTTATTCCCAATAACCGTCAACACCGCACACCATCATTAAGTCCTGCGTATTAGCCAGCACATGAGTTACCAACGGTCTGTAAGTGATGATTACATAAGTTCCAGCCTCACAATATACAGGGGTTACCGGATGCCATGAATGTGTGTTTGTAGTTCCGATGGCAGTATTTATCGGGAAAGATGCCATACCGACAGTCTGCTTCCTTGTGCCCTTGACAGGAGTGGTGTTAGTTGTAACGTTTTCTGTCGTTGCAGGATCAGCGTTTGTGCAGCCGAAGGAAAGTTCTATAATATAAGGGATAACTGTAGCATTTGTTCCTGTGGCAACCGTGCTGCACATCAATATATCAAGTCCGCATAACATTAATCCCTTCGCTTGAGTTACCGATGGCGCTGGAATTAAGTAAGAAAAATATTGCCATGCGGTTGCTGCTGTAAAAGATAGACCAGCTGCATTGGCGTAATGCTGTATTCCCCCGAGTCCCGCTGTTGCCGACGTTCCTAATGCTGTTGCAGAGATTGCTGTTCCGACTGCTGGTAATGCGGTCTGCGTATAGGCATTTTGAGTAACACCTGTTGCCGCACTTCCTGTCGGTTTACATTGTGCCGACTCGTGCATACCTGCCGCTTTGTGACTCCACGGCTTAGCCGTTTCCATGTCTGCCGATGAAACATTGACAGATGATATAAATAGTTTCTGTGCTGTGAGTCCGTTAGCCGCTGTGTTGACACATCTTCCATAGACATTTAACTGCATTGAGGAGAAGGGAGTAATTACGGTTGTGTTTTTTATGTCCTGTGAAGCAACTAATAAATTGTCAATCCAGAACTCAATCATATCTTCGGACATATATATTGTGTAATGGTGAACTTTGGTAATATCAAAGGTAGGCCATGTCGTAGCCAATATAGTAGATAATGAGATTGCGTAAATATCAACGGAGTTATTTGTTATCATGGCGTAAAGTCCAGCCACGGTGTATTTAAAATATGCTCCATCTGTCGGGCCGACTGTGACAGTATTGGCTGTAATTCCCGCACCCCATTCAGAAGTGTTGTTGGTGAAAGTTGTGGAATCGCCGAATAAGGACGTTCTCATTTCAAAGTAAGTCCCCGAAGCACCATAAATGGGGAATGTGCGCCATGACTTAAAAATACTGCCCTTGCCAGAAGCGACAGAGGCATTGGAGTTTAATATCAGTTGATTCAACTGTGTTACGGTTGCCGTGTCATAGGGAGTTGCCCACTTGGAAGTATTAATAACAGTCCCTGAAAACCACTCATTAAATAAGATATTATCTACTCCTACTCTAGTTCTGTAATCCCTTGAAGAATCTGTTTCAATGACTGACCTTGTCCCTACGATTGAACCAGCATCGTGTTCTGAGGCAGTTGTTACGAATCCTGTAGTAGCTGCTGGCGGTGTGATTATGTTAAGATTATGGTTAGCATCTACCTCTGCCACATAGTTTGATGCACTACCTGCTATTTTATTTGCGAAACTCATTGTTTCCTCCTATTTTACAAATATGTAATGTATCTTGAATGTCTTGGAAGCGAATCCCTCTGTTAATACTACGTTGGCTGTAAATCCTACCCCTGCCGTTCTTGCCGTGACATAACAGGTAGAAAAAGCGGCAAGGTTCTTATGTGCGTCTGCATTGTTGTCTGCCGTTGTATCGTCACCCTCGATAAAGACTACGACATGAGAAGTGGTCAGCATATCGGTCAGTCCGGTGATAATCACCGATGCCTCATCGGTAAGCGTTGTTCCGAAATCAATAGTGGCAGAACCGTAACCGGAAGGTTGGATTCCGCCAGTATCACCTTTTTCACCTTTGATTGTAACGGCATCGAGTAATTTGACTATCTGAACAGGCATTTTGTCCTCACGAATAATTTAATGCTTTAACTGTTGCTAAATCAGTGGCATAATTATCATACAAATCATTACCATCAGCCCATTGAAGAACAATGTTTGTCGCTGTGTCTAATTTCTGCACTTGCCATTTGGCAGCATTTAAAGCAGTACCTATACTTGCGGTACAGGTATATATTACAGTTCCGTCTATGTATGTAACTTGTGCAAAATTTGAAGATGCTACTTTTATATTTCCGTCAGAATCGCAAGCAATAGCAACATTTGTAGTCCCTGCATCTCCCACCATCTTTGCGAATAGATGACCGTTTTGATCTACATGGAGAATACTATATGTGTCATCATCTGTATTTTTACCGACAACATAAGTGCCAGGTACTTTTCTATATGTAGTTTCAAATCCGTCTTTATTGGTTGCCATTCGCCCCGCCTATTATTTTCATCATCATCCGCATTCCTTTGAACATATAATACATTGAATCAGTCATTATTTTATCGGGGTCATTCTCTACTGTAGGTTCTTTCTTTTTTGTGGATACTTCAAACATATCCGCAAATCTAAATGCTTGATGTGTTTCTCGTAGCGACTTCGGTTCACCAGCCTTTAACTCCTCTTCCCTATTAACATCAGGTAAGAGAGAATTATCTTCTTGAATGAAATCTTTTGCAAAACTACGAGGCATAATAAAGGTGGTGGAATATAGCGTCCACCTCGCTTTTAAAGGTTAAGTAGTAACAATAGCAACGCCGGTCTTTGCTGCTGCTGCACCGCCACCTGATGCCCATGTGCAACTATTACTCGCTGTACGATAAGCAGTAACATTGATTGCACAACAATCCTTAAACACCATATCATAGGTAGAGGGAACTGCATCTTGGTTAGTGACAACCTGTGCCATCTTGTATCCGTGATTTGTTGAAAATGCGTAAAATTCGCAACGGTCAAAAATCCAATCTCTGTCAATACCGTTGGAAGAAATGTAAATCAGAGGTCTAGTCGTGGCATCAATCATGGCTCCAATATTACATTCAAAAAATTTACCGTCCGATACCATAGCATCTTGGGCAAAATGAATAACGCAAGCTGTATCTGCGCCAAGAGTTCCGAAGTCAGTAGAGCCGAAGTTACATTTCTCAGCATAGAAATAGTAACCATTGGCGGCTATCTTCAAAGAACTATTTAGAGCAGTTGCCATCTGTGTTGCCGCTGCACAACCGATAAACTGACTTCCTATCAGGCGAGTCCCATAGCCAGCATTAAGGAAGGCTGTCACATTTCCAGCCGCAGCACCCTGATTCATTAGAGTTACATTAATAAATTGGTTATTCACCCCAGTATTATTAATAACCGAGGCAACTCCAGATGTAGAAGTTGTCAAACCTGTACCACTTTCATAGCCTTTTTGCTGGACTCCACCTAAACCGACTAAATGAGTTCTGTTTTTAGACCATGCAATAGAAGCCGTAACTGTTTCCAGTCCCGGTGTTTTCAAAACAACGTCATTCCTGTCAGTTTTTGTTACGGCATAAGCCTTTGCCGTAGTTGTATACATCTCGCTTTCTTTTACGCCAAGATAACGCAACCATGCTCTGTACTGGTCACTTGAGGAGGAATCAGGCACAGCATATACAACCTGACCAATTCCAGGTCCCAAACCTGTTACATTCATCAACCAACCTACTAAACTTGGGTCTAAATTGTATTTTTTAATCATTTTAATTCTCCTTGATAGTTTACCCTCTTTCGAGATACTTATTAATAACTCTGAATATACTCTGCCGCTTTTAAAAGAAGATCGGGTGAGTCTTGAAGAAGTCCTATTCCTGTATTACATTGAGTACATAATAAACCTCTTAACTCACCTGTTGTATGATTATGGTCAACCGCAAAATGTCTGTAATTACCCTTTGGTTTATCAGAACCACAAATAGCACATTTACCATTTTGTAAATCTAACATTTTTTGATAATCCACAAGAGTAATACCATATTTACTTTTTAAATGCCATCCATGAGCAACTTTTCTATTATTAAGGTGATAAATTTTTTTCTTTTCACTTTCTCTAGTTGCTATTTTTTTCCAATGTTCTCTTGAATGTGTTTTTTGGCATTCCTTACATTCATTTCGCATTTTATCTTTCGTCCGTGTTTTACCATAATGAATATTAAAATCATTTATTGGTTTTTTGTTTAAACACTTCCGACAAATCTTAAATCCTTCATCTGTTGACCAATCCTTCTTTGGTTTCTGTTTTTTACGATAATTTTCAATCGTAACTTTATTCATGCAAACTTTACATCTATAACATTTTTTGTTTTTAGATTGCTTATTTGCATAAAACATATCTAGTGGTTTTATCTCTTTGCATTTAATACATTGTTGTGTGTCCATGGTGCATACCTCCGTTTTATTCTTTAGCATACACCATGAACACTTTTTTGTCAAACAATTTATTTATTCTTATGCCAAAGAGCCACTAACTACTTAATCTCACGTGTAAAGTGAGGGTTCCACGAGATCGGAAATAAGGGCTAGACAGTTCCTTTGCTCGCACCCGATTTGTGTGTAAATTCGCAGGTATGCATCCCATTCGTCATACCCTGCTCTCTGATGAAGCTGACTATTATCCAGATTACCCCAGCCAAGAGGACTCATTTCGTATTTCTGGATTACTCCTTCGGGGAAACAGTAAATGAGGTTGGACTGGCACATAGGATCAATAATCATTTCCACGGAGCCATCGCCACCAGAGAACGTCAGGGTTTCATATCCGCCCTTCAGAACGCCGGGAGAGAACCGCACATCAGGAAGCAGAAGATTTGCATACTTCCGTTTCTGACCCAATCCCATCAACATCTTATCAATCTTCCCACCAGAGGCGGTACGGACAACGTCAATCGCCTGAAGCATAAGATCAATAGAAAGTTCACGGTTTACGCTGGAATTAGAAAGAACATTTGCAGCCCATTTCGGCTGAGAAGCAACGGTAATGCCTTCATAAACAGACAGGCGGGTTCCATTGTCAAACATCCCGTAAAGACCAGTTAATTCGACAGGTGTTTCCGTACCTGCGTGTGCCAAATCCCTCGTACCCATTTTCACAACTACCATACCATTCGTAGTCGTGCAAGTAACACCGTTTGTCAACGAAGACAAGGTAGGATGATTTGCGGCAAACGTAGTAGCATTGGTTTCAAACGTGACAACCTTGGTGGACGGAGCAACTGCTTTTACTCTCTGTGCGTATGCGGCAGAACCCGAAGAACCAAGAACCGTATCGCCGGCAGAGGCGTAGAAGTCAACCAACTGACCTTCAATGAAATACTTAATACCTAAATCATTGTCAAAGGTTACTGCGTAAGTCGCATTGGCTGCGGCTGAACTTGCAGCAGAAGCACGACCAATCTGTCCATAACCATCCCAATGCATCTGACGGTTCATGTCAACAATAATGCTCTGATAGATGTCTTCAATTTCATCAGCCAGACCATCGACAAATGCCGCTTCGTTGCCTTTTGCAGCTTCAATAGCCACACCAGTAATACGCAGAGAACCATACAAATACGCAGGAGTGATGGTTCCGTTGATCTTGATACCAGTCATCGGATCAGGCAATTTGCCAGATTCTGCACGACCACCAGTTGACTGATTACGTGCTATACGAAGACCAAAAGTATAACCCTTTCCTTTAGGGGACTTATCCGACTTCGGGAAAAGATTGTAGGTTGTTTTTTCATCGTTGAACTGATTTTTCAGTCCATCGCCATAAACGGTTTTTAGCGCATTGGCTAAATTTGTTAAATCAGCATAACTACCCATTTTTTACTCTCCTTTTCTATGTAACGCCTCCGAGAAGGCTGACCGAAGTCCCTTTAATCCTTTTGGAAGTTCGGTCTTTATAGTAGGAGCCGCACCACTTGAAGCAGGAACATTTGGAACGCTTAACTTGCCAGCTAAATATTCTTTTACTGCTTCCTGTTTGATGCTCTCCTCCAGTTTTTTGAATTTACTCACACCAGAATTTAATAGTTTCTTGATTGCTTTCTTATCGGTTATGGCAATTTCATTGCATTCGTTTGCGACTCCCAGCGACCAAGCAATGTATTCTTTCTCTGCCTGTTTCAAATCGTCAATCAAATCTAGGGAGTTTTTAACCTCTCCCTCGTAAAAATCTACTGACTGTTTCGCTTCTGAAGCTGCTCTTTCTGCCTGTTCTCTTGCCGTAACCTTATAAGTTACTTCTTCTTTTTCCCTTTTTAATCTGGCAATCGTTTGTTCTGGTGACTCCGTTACTTCCCGCTGCATCTCCTTTTCTCTTGCCCAGTACTCATGGTGACGCTTGTTTTCTTCTGCACGGGCAATTATCTCATCTATATTGTTGAGATCAACTTTTTTACCTTTTATCTTGGCTCCAGATTCAACAAGTTCTTTTAACTCGTCTGGATCGTCAAGGCTGTTTGCTTCCATAAGTGCTTTGACGGTCTTTAGTGCCGCAAGATCACTTTTAAATCTTGGGTCTTTATGCCAAGGAACTTCAGAGTCGGACGACTTCTCTTTTACGTCCTTATCTGCTGTGGATGAATCAGCACCAACATCCTTTTTAGTTTCTTCTGTTGTGGAGTCCGAGTCCACTTTTACGGTTGTTTCGTCTGCCATAAATTCTCCTTTGGGGTTTATTTTGCAAGTTGGGGATATCCCAAATTACAAATAAGTTATCTATCCGTTCAACTCTTTTGGTATAAATACTACATTAAAAACAAAAGCAGTATTTACTTCTGTATTACATTCTCTTAAATTACCTGTTAATAGATCATAGCAGTTGTAATTCAGATCATTCATAAATCTTATTACTTCAATGCGACTTGACCCCATTTCTTCAAGTGCCGTATCGTTTATTTCTAAAATCACCGCAGGATGATACTTTAATAGTAGATTGTACGCTCCCTTTAAGACCTTAAACTCGCAGCCCTCTACGTCTATTTTAATGAGTTTTACGGGGTCATTAATAACTGAATCAAGCGTGACCATTTCAGTTTTCTGCATTTTCTTGTTTAACTTGGTTTTTTTATTAAAGGGATGTTTGGAAATATCCCAAAAAGCATTGCCTCCGTCATTGTCCAAACAGACATAAAGATCAATTTCCCTGTTTTCGTCTCCTACTGCTTTGTTGAAAAGATATGTATTCTCGTATCCATTTATGTGGATATTTTGTTTCAATGACTTGAAGTTAGTTTTCTCTGGCTCAAAGGCGTATACTTTTGTTCCTAGTTCAGCGCCTAGAACTGTAAAAAATCCTACATGAGCGCCACAATCAATAAATGTGTCTCCTTCTTGAAGGAACATACGCATAAACTTACCGATCTCTGCTTCGTATTCTTCTCCATGATCGGCAAATTCAATCATTATGCCTTGAGTGGTTTTCTTTTCATCAAGTGCTAGATTCATTCACCGCTCCTTTGAATATTTTACCACTTTTGGACATCACTTTCTTAACCATTCTCAAACCTTTTGGCTTGGGAAGTTTTACTTTCTTTTGGACTGCTTTCATTAAATCGCCCAGACTTGTTATTTTATCCATTTTCATCCTTTCTATAACGTGGCAAATAAGGAACTATCGGAGATACAGGAGTGGGAACACTAGGAGTCGTTAAACTTGTATCCGGGTTAATCGCAGTATTTATGTATTGTGTTCCCCCTAATGGGTTAATAGGTTGTGGTGTCTTTGCCACTTTTTCAGCAATCTTGTTATTAGGGATTATCGTTCCGTCCTGTCTGGGAACAAAAACCTCTTCTCCTCTTACACCTACAGGTTGGGGAGGTGTTCCATATCCTTGTGGAGTTGGTGTTGGCTGTGAAACTGGTGCAGAACCTGCGGACAGCATCTCCACTTGAGTCAATGGTCTGTTGGGAGCTTGAACCATCCCTGTAAACGCTTCTACTCCTCTTTCACCAACTATATAAGGTTCTCCTGCATTTACCCTGCCGCCTGTTGCTTTCTTTTCTATCTCACCGCCATTGTCTTCGTCCTTTTTAGCATCTACGACCAGCTTCTTTTCGTCTATATCGTTCTTACGTGATTCCTGTTGCTGTTTCATTATGTCTTGTGCAGAGGGAATCCCCGCTACCTGACCTTCCATGTCGGGTTCAATATGCAGTTCGTTCTTCAAGTAGAACATCTGCTCTTTTCGTGTAAGTAGTGAATATAACTTATCCATTTGGACAAATTCTCTAGGATCATGCGGTTCGGGAGGAACATTCTTCTGATCTTCAACCAACTGCATATGATGAGTGTCTGTATGGGAGATCATTATCTGTTTTGATTTTTCGTCCCATTCTCCAAATGCTTCGGACATTATACATCTGCGGTGAGTTTCGTAATGTATCTGATGGTTGTCGTATTTAAAGAACGGATCGTGGACAAGAACTTCACTTTCGGGGCTGATAGTTCCTGTCTTTTGATCTACGTCACAAACCATTATATTTCCGACTTCACCTGACTCTATGAGGGCATTTTCGTAATCTGCTCTCTTTGTATCGGGGTTTTCCTGTTCGGTGAATCCTGAAAGACCTGCCCGTCTCAAAAGTTCCTGTTTGAGTTCCTGATCTTCTGCTACGTTGCCTAAAATCCCACGTTGGGCAAAATCAAGCAATATGTCCATCTTACCTGCGTTTGTTGAAGCAATACCAGAATCAAGTTCCATTCTCAAATCTGTATTGTCTCTTAAATCAGCCGCCTTGAATTTGGTTATCTTCCACTTATTGCCCCTACCCGCTATTTTCAGAATACGTTCTTCTGTCATCATCTCTTGGGCAATAAGCATTCTTTTCTTATTAACACGTGTCATTGCTCTTATATAGCGGTCTATATCAGGATAATGACCTTTTTCAGCAGTTTCACGAAGAATATCAACCATTATTCCCGAAGCCTTGGAACCGGGAGAATCACCCCTTAATATGTTTTTAGGATCACCAGATACATCCTGAATTACTGTTCTCTGAATACTTCTTTCTTCAAGCACCATATTGGGAAGCGGAGTGCCGTTTTCTATACTGGGTTTCTGACCTCCAGAAAGAATCGGGTCATACTGAACCATCAAAAGACCTACTCCAAGTCCATCTACGTGATCTACACGTTTTAAACCGATTTCGCCCGGACTGAATAATTTAGGTCTTCCCAGTCCTTTTCGGTTGATTGATAAAGCCTGATCTATTTCGTTGATTGTGTTTTGAGGACTTATTAAGTTATTAACACCAGCGTTTGACCAGAAACAGCCTGGTGAATAATCAAAATGAAAGTCCGTTAGAGAGTAGTACCATTTGCCATTTTCTGTCTTAATCGGCAATCTGTCGTACTTTTTAAGCAGTTTATCGCCACAACTTATTATATAGCGTCCTAATGGGTAAGTTCGTGTCGGGGACATCTCTACTTCTCTGAAAAGCACTAAATCGTCATCGTCTGCTGTATATACAGAAGCATCAAGCCCCGCTCCTTTCCAAGGAGATACTTGACCCACCATGTGCATTAATCTGCGGTTGTAGTCTATTGTAGCAATGCTTTCACCGCCAGAAATCTTCACTTTAAAGATGTCTTCTACCCATTCTCTTGATTTTAAAGATTGAATTCCTATCCAGCGTTTCTTATTCAGGCGATCTCCGAGCATATCCACGAATACTTGAAACGGAATAATTGCTTCTGAACCTACCTCGCCTGTATTAATAGGATTGCCGTCCTTATCAAAAACCCATTGGCTGTCATTCATAAACGGATATGTACGCATGAATCCAGTTCCAAAAAGAGGCAGTTGGAGTGCTACTTTCTCTTTTTCGTCCTGAAATTCACCTTCATTCAGACCGTCCATCCATTGCATTAATGTTTCGCCGAGTTCTGCTGCCTTAATATCGTCTTTATCGTTACTGTTTGGTGCGACTTTTAAGACAAGTTTCTGGTTTAGCATCATTGCTTTGACTGATCTGCAATATTCGCATATCTCGTTTGAAACAGGGGTCGGTATATAATCGGGTAAGATTCTTCTTCTGAAAGACTGAGTTGATTTGATGTATTCTAAGTATTGTTCTCCGAGGTAGTACAGGATGTTCCGAAACCATATCTTCTCCATCATCATTCTTGAATAATCACGCTGGGCGGTATCAAAAAGAGTATTTGTAGCACTTAATAGCTCTTTATCATCAATCTTTCCTTTTACTTTCTGATAAACTTCGGATAATTTCATTTAATCCACCGAAAATACGTCTTGTTCCTCTAAAAGAGGAGTTGTTTTAGTTTCTGGAGGCTTAACTACTTTATGTGCTTCCATTTGTGTGTATTCAACATAGTTCTTTGACATAAGTCTATTTAAAAGATCGTTTTGTTGACATTGTAGACGTTTTTTATCAAAAAACAAGCTAATTATTAATATTCCTAAAATTACATAAGAAAACAACACTAAAATTACTGTAAAATTACCATCCATAATAAGACTCCTTGTCTTGATTTTCGTAAAATTCTTCTAATTCCATATGAGCTATCCCAGATATGTCTATTGGTTTTTTAGATTCCTTTTCTGGAAGTGACTTGCTCCATGACTTCATTTGCATTGGTCTTGCCATACATAATAGGGCAAAAGAATCCGCACAATTATGAACAAGGATTCCCCCTTCGATATAAAAGGAATGTGAAGAATCCTCAACATCTAAACAATAAACATCTTGTTTGCCAAATGATTGTATATTAATAGCCTTTACGAGTTTTCCATGTAAGCAAACTTCTACAATGTGGAGAGCAAGTTTTTTGATTTTGATAACCGTTTGTAAAAAATGGTTTTGAACATATTTCACAAAGTTGTTCTTTTCTTCTACTTTTAATGAGTGTTCCTTTCTGTTGACATTCCCTTGAGCAGTATAAGGATAAATGAGTCCCGTTAAATTCTTTTCCACATTGTTCACATATTTTTTTTGTTCTCTTAATAATTGCTTCCCGACAATCATTGTCATAATGTTCTTTATGCCATTTTCTTCCCGCATCACTTCCATGCCAGATAGATGCAAATTTTCTGGCGTTAAGTAAATTTTGTTTTGCATTTGATAATTTATGTAATATACAATGTAATTGCATATGTTCTTTAACTGGTTTAATTGTAATGTTATCTGGTTGGTTATTCTCTTTATTTTTATCTTTATGATGGGAATGAAATCCATTAGGAATTTTCCCATTATGAAATTCATATACTGCTCGATGCAACCTTTTGCCATTGTGTTGGAAGTATTGTCCACATCTATAATATTTTTCTCCATTAAATTCTTGAATAGTATCTGAGATAATATTGACTTGCATAATTGCCTCCTAGTATTATTTATACTAATATAGCAATACTTATCAGACAAGTCAAGTGCTTTTATCCATTTTTTGTTTAATAACATGAATTTATGGTCAGGAGTACAAATAACTGATCTTCCGTTTGAAAAATCTATTTTTATAACATCTGTGTTTTTTTGTGTTTTTCTACAATTATAATATTTAGTCCATTTATCATTAATAGTTTTAACAAATCCCTCTGTCCCTACTAAATCAGATATTTTTATTTCACCATTATTTGTTATAACCAATGTGTCGCCACTTAAACAGTGATCTTCACCACTTGAATCAATATCTTCAGGATTATTAGGGTTGACTACCAGAGTTGATAAAGTCCTGATAAAATGAATGCAGTTGTCGTAAATCTGCATCATAGGTACACCAACTACTTTACCATCTTCTATAGGTACATGAAGTCTCTGATGCACTTGTCGCCATTTTAATACACGTGCAGGATCACCGGGTCTTAAAACAATACCTTTCATTCTAAATTCATCTGCTGTGGAAGCGCCTTGTCCACCACCTCTATAGTCAGGTTTCTTGTTAAAACACGTAGGATCGCAAAATCTAGTAATTTGAGGATTAAATACTATTCCGTTATTTGTTTTGTCTGTCGTGTTAAATCCCATAGATTCTTCACGTACTTTAATTCCTTCTGCTATTTCGCTGTCAGAAAGTCTTAATCCTTGATTTGGGGTTCCATTCCATCCGTACCATTCTGCAAACATATAAAATCTACCGTCTGAATCAATCCAGTACCAATTTGCACTAAAAGGCGCTCCAAAGCCCCAGTCAAACGTCATAAACAAGGGCGCATCTTTAGGCACGGGAATTGACTTAATTACATGATGGTGTCTGTTCCACTCCTGAAAAGCCTGTCCAATGAATGTATCCCATGAACCATCCCTAAAAGCAGCTCTCAAGTGAAGTGGGAGCGTATTGAGCATATTCCAGTAAGTAGCATCCAGATAGGGGTTGTCTTCTGCTTTGGATTGAATAAATTTGAATTTCTTGGTGTAGTCTGTTGGTTCTTTATATTCAGGAGGGAAGATACCGTCAATCCAAAATGCCTTACAAAAAGCGTGTCCTATCCCACCGGGATTCGTTCCTCCAAAGAAAAGCGTCTCATTATCGTTTAAACCAGACCATCTTAACCGCATTCTAAGGTCATTAAACGTGTCAAACGGGTTCTTTGTCAGTTCATCTATCCCTATAGCAGCGAATTCGGCAGACTGATACTTACTTGAATCATCCAAATTCCTAAAGCAAATAACTCCATTTCCGTACTCGGGAGCAAGTATAAAACACCTGCCATAGTCCTTGTGATCAGAATATCCCTTTCCCAGCCATGCGGGGAATTCACGGGCAATCTTTGTCAACTGACGATCCTTTAAAGAAGGATAATCTTCACAAGCAAGCATCACCTGCACCCATGTCAATCCCTTTTCAAAGTACCACGCCATCAACAATCTGACAAGAATCCACCTTAAAAGATACGATTTCCCTCCCCCCAGGCACCCACCATAAAGAAGATATTTATACATACCGCTGTCTACAGCAGCGCAGACTTCCATCTGCCGTTCAGTAAATTTCGCAATGTCCTTGTCAAAATCTACTTCCTTACGCTTATTGTTTAACTGCTTTTCAAGACGAGCATCTGACTTCTTACTCATAAATCAACCTTCCAAAACAACAACACCAAAACAAGCAACAAACAGCAGCAAATTATCCCATTACTACACCTATGTTAGCTTTTTTAAAACATCAATAATATCAAACTCCAAATGCCACCTTCCCACAGCACCAGTACAGACTTATCCCCTTGCCAAACGTCTTTGTTCTTTACACATAAAACTACCCGTTAAATTCAATTAACGAAGTTTACGAGCATGTATCCAGATAACTCTATCATCACACGTTTGTCAGGCAGCTTCCGCTCTACGTCTTTGGCTCTTATCAACTCCCTTCAATACCGCCACCGCACCAAAGGTAACTCTCATCTCGTATTTACATCTAATTTATAGCCTGTTTTATCCTGCATTCCACGTCTTATCCGCCCTGCGTGGACTTTCGGAACGTCGGGTGTATCAACACCATGTGACTTTTCGCTATCTGTCAAAGAACGCTTATTAAAGCGATAAAACGCTTTGTTTTACAAAGTCTGATTTTGAGTATAGCTGCTGCATAGACAGGGTGAGGGGGGTGTATGGGGGGTACCCTTTCTGTCTATTACGATCTATAAAAAATAAAATATTATTCATCTTTAACGTCTATAATTTCCCCATTTAAACTCTGTCTAGTGCTGTCATTATTGATCTGTATCCTATTGATTATTACTAATGGTAATACGCTCTTGTCTGATCCTGTCAACTCCCGCTCCTTATCAAACAATATGCCAGCAGAAACAATACGTTGCTGAAGTGTAGCCTTTTGAATATCTTGCGCGCTTATGCCTGATAATAACCTAGCCTGTAATCCAGACAATATAGCTGATTGGTTTTCCTTG